TTGAATCTCTATCCATATAAATTGGATCTAAAGTATTAACTTCATTTACACTCATATTTAACTTTGTGTAATGTTTACCAGGATCAGTAGTATTAACAGTTAATTGACAAGTTATTATATGCTCATTATCTTCTAATCTAAAAAAAGATATAGTACCACTTTGAAAATTAGATAAATCTTTTACTACTCTATCATCATCTTCTTTAATATAGAAAAATGCTTCGAATTCTCTCTTTAACGAGTGATATGTAGCCATTATTAAGTCTTATTAGATAAAATTCTATTTTCATGGTCTAACTTAATTATATTTCTTATTGAAATATCTTCTTTTAATTCGAAGTCTATAGCATTTTGAAAAGCAGCAGGTATCATAGCAGTAAAGACTTTACCAGCTTCATTAGCAGTCAATTCATTATTTCTTAAGGCAGCATCTACATGAGCTCTAGCTATAGTAAGTAAATCACCTACATAACCACCATTTTGAACCGTGCCTTCTCCTACAATATTTTCCCATTTAACCATAGGATGTTCTAATTTATCATCTAGCATTAAAGTCCTTTAAATAACTAACTTATAAATGAACCCTCCTAAGAGGATTCTATATAAATTAAGCGTATTTGCTATTTCTCATTTTCTGTTTAGTAGCTAATTCTTTTAATTCTTCTTCAGTTAGTGGCTCTACATATTCAATTACAAATCTTTTCTTGCGCATCATATCATCACCACCATCTTTCCTAGGCACATGAAGTACAGTTGTAGCATTTGCTAAGTTATTCAATGCTCCTACACGCACATATTGTGGATCACCACTTAAATCAACAAAGTCAATCTGACTACCTACTAACCTATTACCCCATGAAACTGAAATAACTTCATCTTTAGTCTGAGCTTCTTGCTTATCATGGATTATAACTCTTTCTTTTCTAAACAAATCTAGTTTCAACAACTGTGATTTACTTTTTTTAGGAGTTTCTTTTTGTTTACTAACATCTTCAATTTTATCTGCATGAGTTATATCTTGCTCACTTTTAAACTTATTTATAGCAGCCATTAGCTCTGTTTTATTAGGTTTAGCTGGGTTTTTAGCTATAACTTCCAAATCTAAAGAGTCACAATACTCTTTAAGTTCACTATTATTCATTTCATCAAATTTAATACTCATTAATTTATTCCTTTATTTGTGGATAAGTTGCACTTATTGCCTTATATTCTATAACTATTTCAAATTACACATTAACATAGCAGGAAACCCTGCTATATTCTATTAAGCTATCTTAGCTGTACAAGCCATTTGCATAATACGCTCAGATTTATAAATAAGCGTACCAAAGTACCAAGAGATACTCATAGAACCATTCTTACCAAATGGATCGTTATGTGCATCTGCTTTAGGCATTGCAGTCTTAATCTTAGAACTATCACCTTCGAAACCAACAGTTGCGAATGAATCAGAACCTACAAACAATACAGGGAATACATCGAAATGCTCATCTGTATTAGTAGAATTAAGAGCCCTAGAAGCATGGTAACCAGCTGTATCGTCAACATCTCCAGCACCACTATCTCCAACACCTTCACCACGATATTTGATCATATTATCAACTTCAATGAAGCGGAAACGACCAATCTTACCAATTTCACCTTCTGCAGTAGGACCACCAGCTGCATACTGCTCTACAGGAACCCAAACGTTAATACTACCATGAGTCATATCCTCAAGAGTAGGAGTAAGTTCTTGACCTACATATACATAGTAAGCTTTACCAACAACTTTAGTGTCAATCTTATCTGTACCAGAAATAAGCTTAGTATCACGTGGAATTAACAGTTTCTTCAACAGTCCTTCCATATAACGTAAATCTTCAAAACGAAGCTCATTTTCTCTGTTACATTGAGCATTGCTTGTAGCACCATTAGTACCAGCATACTGACGATTAACCTCAGAAGCTGCTATCAAGTCTGCAGCAACTTGTTGCTCATAAATATCACCCTTAGCTTCACCAAGAGCTTGTGTTTTACGTGCAAGTAAACCAACACGAGAGTCCATATCAATTGAACGCTGAGTAAATTTAGTATGTAAACCAAACTCTTCAACATTACCACGAACAGTTACAGAACGAGTGTTAACTGCATTAACGTTACCACCCTCTTCTTTCAATGAAGGGAATGTACCAGAAACAACAGCAAAGTCAGCATCACCATTATATAGTGAACCTGCACCATTACGTACCTTACCATCAACACCAGCAGCAGCTACAGCATCATTATAAGCATCAGTCTCATTAGCGTAATGTCTAACTTCAAATGTACCTACAAGTGCTCCATTAGCATTATATGCATAGTAAACTTGCTTAACCAATGTAGCGATATTAGCGTCAATACCACCATCAATTCTATTCATAGGATGAAGAATTGGAAAGTATCTTTCTTTAACAATTTCATCACCATAATGCTTAGGTTGAGTTAAACGATCTCCAAGCTGTGTAAATGTACGTTTACGTTGGGACTCACGAATAGCACCTTTTGACCAAAATTTATCATTATATTGTTGATCAATGTCACTAGATGTGAACTTCCCTTCGTTAAATTTAGTCTTTAAGACTTCTGGTTCTAAAGCTTTCATAAAATTTTTTCCTTATTAATTAGTAACGGAGTAGGAGTTATCTCCCACCCTCTATTAAGAACTTCATTAATTCATCAAGTTCTTGACCTTCTACTTTCATAGGATCAAACTTAGGCTTAGGTTTAGCCTTAACTTTTTTCCTACTAGCTGATGCTGCTTTCTTACGCTGCTTATTCAACTCAGCTTCCCTTTTTGCAGCTTTTTGTTTATATTCTTCTTCTTTTCTAGCTTTTAAAATTTTAGCTTTTTCAGAAGAAACAGTCTTCTTTTTAACCTTTTTAACAGCAGTAGTAGAATTTTCTACAGGAGTGTTCACTTGTTGAGTGTTAGGCATACCAGTATTTGCATTTTCTGCACTAAGTTGTCTAACAGCTGCTCTATATTGATTTATTGAGCTTAATGCTCCAAATGTACCATTTATATCTAAACGTTTCATTTCATCAATTTTAGTTTGAACTTCATCATAAGCACCACTAGAGATATGATCTAATAAATCACTTCTAACAGCACTATTATTTAGAAATTCCTGGAAACTTTCCTCGTCCCATTCTTTACCTACTACTTCTTTAACCTTATCTTCTATACCAGCATTTTTAGCAACTTGTAATGTATCCTCTAATACAAGAGCTTCATTACTTGCAATAGTTGGTTTTCTAGTATAGTTAATATCTTCCATATTAAGGTCTAATGGATCAATATCTAACTGTTGCAGGTGCTTTTTAATCGCTTCTTTGTCACCATCTAACAAATTCATTGCTAGATCGAACTTAGCAGGATCATCAAGCATCCCTCTTTCTTTTAAAGGAGCCATGAATGGTCTATATTTCTTAAAACCAGCCATTTTCTCAGCGAATCCTCCAGACATCTGTTGTGACTGAATTATCTTCTTAGGATCTGAGAACCCTTTAGTTTTTTTACCATTAACAACAAACTCAGTATTAACTACTGCATCATAGAAAGCTTTATAATCGACTCTATCAGTGTCCTGATCTCCACCGTCATTTTGATCTTCTGTTTCTGACTCATCTTCTGATTCTTCGTTAGTGTCGTCAGTGTTAGCATCATCTTCATCATCTTCAGATTTTTCTGATTCGTCTTCAGAATTCTCTTCATCTTCAGTTTCTTCATCTAACTCTTCTTCTGACTCTTCATCACCTTCGATGTTTTCATCACTATCTTCATCATCTGAATCATAATCTTCTACTAGAGTGTCTTCTTCCTCAGCATCCTCAGTATCTTCAGAGTCTTCATCAAGTTGACCGTCATCATCTTCATCAAGTTGCTCTTCTTCTACTAATTCCTCTTCTTGGTCTGTGTCCTCTTGGGTATGTTCATCGTTATCAGAATCTACTTTAGGCTCATCTTCACCATTAACTGGTTTATTCTCGAATGTCCCATTTAACATAGATTCAAAAATATCATCACTAAATTCAACTTCTTTACTCATACATAATGTCCTTATATCTCAGAAAATTTAGAAGTTATTTCTTTTCTATAATCTTCTTCTTTAATTATATTTCCTACTGCATTATCAGCCAACGTTAAAACAGTTCCTTTAAAGTCTTTAGTGCCTATATAACCTTTTAAATGGCTTATAGCTTCTAATTTCAAATGAATAGTTTCCATAGGATATGGTAATTCTCCACTTGGATCTGTCAACATTGTAAACAATTTCTGTGCTTCTGAGTCAATATAACCATCAAGTATAACTAGTTGAAAGTCATCATTACTTAGTAATCTTTTTAACGCTTTACCACGTTTAATTAAATCTTTTTGTGTATCAATATATTTATCAATACGTTCTAGTGTACTCTTCAAGTTTAGCTCATCGCTCATTGCTTGATCCTTTAAAAAATTTAGGTTGCTTGTAGCAGTGCCTTACATCAGCTTTTTCATGACTTCAGATAATTGGTCAATAGTTAGTTATTAACTATAATTAAATATTAAGTAAGATTATACTTACCTAAAGCTTAAACTAATATTAAATTAAGCCTTGTTGTGGTGTATTTAACCCACTATACATAGCTGCTTGTTCTAATATAGCTTTTTGTGATCTAGCTTTCTCAGCTTCAGCTAAAGCTTCTTGTTCTTTAGCATCTGCAAACTTGTGTCTATCTACTAAACCCATTTGAGCTTGAGCAGCTTGCATACCTGCAGCAACATCAAATTTCTTTTTCATAGGATTAGGTATAAAATAATTATTTTCAGTCAATCCTTGCTGTGCTACTTGTTGTGCTGCTGCTTCTTGTTGCATAGCAACTCTTTCTCTACCAGGATGTGTTCCTAAACCTTGCATATTTTACTCCTATATTTCATTAATTACTTTACCAGGTGCATGTATAGCTGCTTTCTTCATATACTCAATCCCAGCTTTAGTTTGTGCTTCATACTCTTGATCTTCAATTTCTTCTTGTCTCTGAGCTCCAGATTGCAGCCTTAAAAAATTAGCGTCAAGAATATCAGTTTCAGATCTAAGTTTTTCTGCAGTAGCTATTGCTTGTTCTGCTTTAGCATTTTTAATAGCTGAATCACTATTAGTGTTTTCATCTGTTCTGCTAAGTCTTTCATAAATCTTAGAATCCATATCCTCAAGTTCTTTTTGTGCAATAGCATTTTTAAGTTTTTGCTCTTCAAGTTGTAATTGTTTAATTGCTTCAACAATTGGATCTGGTTGAGGCTTATAATTCTCAACTTTCTTAGCTAAATCATCCATCTTCCATAACTCAGCTATTTTTACATAATGCATATTAGCTATTTCAGTGTCCATATTAGCTGCATTAGTTTGCATTAACTTAAGAATTTTAAATGCTGTATCATCATCCTTCTCAGGTGTAGAGACATGCACACTTAAATCAAAATCACCTTCTAAATCGTCTCTTTTGATTGTAACAAATTCTTCATCAGTAATTCTTATTACTTCTTCTTCAGATAAAAATATCTGATTCATAGCAATTGTCATTCTAGCCATATCTACAAATAACAAATCACTTAAACGTCTTAGAATAGATAATTCTCTTTTAGCTGTAGCATCCATTGAATTTCTATCTTCTTTATTACCACCCATTTTAGCACCACCAGGGCCATTGAATGGTTTAGTACCAGTTAATTCATTAGCATCGTTAGTTTGCCATGTAATAACATCAAAAGGTGTATTACCTATTTGTTGTATATCTTGTCTAAATATAGCTTTTCTAGGATCAAATCCTGATCTATAATAAACAGTATTACCTTTTTCATAACTATTACGTTGACTAGGACTAGGAAAGAAATTTTCATCTATAAATTCTTGTCCTACAGCTTGTCTAGTTGTTATATCATGTATAGCTCTAGTCATTCTACCTATTGAATCCTGATTATCTTTTAATAACTCAGCATCTGGTTCACCGTGGACACTTTTCTTAATAGGCATATAAGGAGCAATACTAAAAGGAATTCTTTTATGAGGGAATGGGTTTTCTTCTAGTCTAATTAATGTTTTACCAACCCAAGTTGCTACAATAGGAACTAGAACATCATCACCATTTATATCCCAATAACCCCAATACTCATAAGCCCTTAACTTCTTCCTAGCTTTATCTTTAAATTCAAAGTTATTAGCAGCATCAGAAGCAAATTCGTCATAATCTTCATCACTAGTATCTACAATGGCATCAATATTATGATAAAAACCACTTTCATTTCCATCTTCATCTTTGTGGTATTCATCTTTTTTAAGCTCTGCTCTTGAAGTTTCAAACTCATGTATAAGAAACATAGCATCTTCTATAATACCTTCACAAGTTGGATCAACAGTTACATTAGCAGTTGTACAAACTTCATAAGTAGGATGATTTTTAGTTAATACTTCTCTTTCTACTGTTACTGTTTTAACACCTACTTGTACTGGTTCTCCTAATTCCAACATAGCTTGTGCTTGTTCATTAGACATTTGCCCAGACATTACAGCTTGTTGTATTAGTTGTAGTGATTCTTCAGGACTTGCATAAACTGGTTGTTCTTCCTCAAACTCTTTAACTTCAGTTTCAGCTAACCATCCAGTTTTAACAATTACAGTACCTTCATCAACTGCAGTACGTACTATATCCCCTACTAATTTAGTTTTACTAACTTTAGTATTCCATTGGTAATTAAGTACTAAATCATTCTGTCTAGCAGCATCTACATCAGCATACGTTGCTGGAGAAACTTTAAATAAATTAGGAGCACTTAAGATTGGATCTTCTAAAGAAGGGTATTTCCATTCATTCTGTTTACGTACAACTTTAGGTCTAGCAGTTGATTTACCTAAACCATGAACTTTAACAGCAGGGCCACCTTCACGAGTTTCATCCCACAATTTAAGTTTATTCTTTAATTCATCTTGACTATCTGCTGCACTAGAATAATCTTCATATAAAGCAGCTCTAGTAGGAGCGTTCTTCCAACCAGGCTGTATCTTTTTTATCTTTGTATTCTGTACGTAGTCTGTTGATTCTTTAATCATTATTTGCCTTATTGGAAATATTTGTACACTCTACTTCTTTGCTAAAGTTTGTGTTATCATCAGCTTGCATAACAGTAGTATGTTTAACACACTCAGGTTTAACGTATACAGTCCAAATACTACAGGCTTGAAATATCGTAGTTAAAATAATAAATAACAATACTGTTATGTAAGTTTTTTTCATAAAATGCTCTTTTCTATACTGCTATATTTTTTATTATGTTAAGTGTATCTTTAACAAATGTTCTATTTTTACCATTAATGTCAGTAACTTGAATATCGTATGTATATTCACCTTCTTGTACATCTGAAGGAAATGGAAAAGAAATAAATCCATCTACAGTTCCATTAGTCCCATTAATAGTATAAAGTATGTTATTTTTAGCAAAACTAAATATAGCATTATTATTTAAAGTAAAATCAATAGGTACATCATTCAATTGTAGAATCACTTCAATATCATAAGTATCGTTTTTATATCTAGTTATTACATATGACATTATTTTCCTTCTCTTTCAAATTTATTACCATTGTTTTATTTAAATAATTAATAATTGTAAAAGTATAGCATAAATTTATAATTTTTTGCATTATTTTAAACCTAATTTCTCTACTGCATACTTATCTATT